GCGCACCATTTACCTGTTGTGGTGCTGGCATTGTCGGAGAATAATTCTCCACATAGTTCTTATCAGCATAAGCAGCTGAAAGTCTTTCTTGTGCGTCTAATAATTTATCTGTATCACCAGATTCATATGCAGATTTATACTCTAACTTAGCAGCTTCTATATCAGATGTTGTTCTAGTTTTAAGGCTATTAATCAAAGCACCTTCACTTCTAGCAACTGTACTTTTTAGTTTCTGATTTTCATCTGCTACTTGTTGGGCAAATCTAACAGACTCATCACGTGTACGTAGTGCCTGTTCTTTTTCCCTTCTTTCTTCGTGATAATCGTACTTTAATTTATCTATTCTTTTTTTAGTACGCCCACTAATATTAGCAATTTCTGCATCTACATCGTCATTAGATGCTCTTGCTGGTTTTTGATCTTCTGTCGGTCTATCATCAACCACCTCTATCTCTACATCAGAGGTAGGTGGCTCAATGGTATTAACCGCAGCAAGTTCTTCTTCTTGTATTTCTTGTGTTTGCTCGTTCATGCTCTCACTATTCCTGTCGGGTCTCTCACAACAGCTTCAACAGTATCATCATTAATAATTCTAAATTCTTTGCCATGTATTTTCATACGAGTTCCACTATATCCTCTCATAATAATAAAATCGCCTTCCTCACAATATGCTCCGTTTGGAAAACGTTTTTCATCTTTATAACAATCGGGACCCATTTTTAATACGAAACCTATAATTGAGGCTGTTTCTTCTATGCTACGTGTTGATTCAGCTTTAACAATACCACCTTCAGTTTTTTCATTTGCTTCTGGTAAGGCTATTAGAATTTTATACCCTGTTGGTTCGGGAAGTTGAGAAGCTATATCAGAATCTTCTTGTATTTCTTCTTTTTCCTTTACTGCTTTTACTGTCATAAGTTACCTTATGTTGCGTCAAATATATAAAGGAGTCTGACGTTTCTCCATCATGTCCCATGACATGTGCGTATCAATCTACTTCTACTAACTTATTATAATGTTCAGTTATTTCACGTTGAGCGATACGTAACCCAGCGATCTTACCTTTTAAACGTTGAAGTTCTGGAAAATCCTTAACTTCTCCGTCTACTAAAGTTTCAGTAATGATATTTATCTCATTGTTTAAACGATCTGTCAAGTATTCAAATATATCAGGATCAATCATATTTATTTTTTTCCCTTATATCCCGAAGCATAAATTGCCTTTCCTTGCTTTCTAGCGTTAGCTTTTGATTTATAAGTCTTACCTGACTTACCCCACTTGTAACCGCCTTTAACTTTTTTAACTGGCATCAGAATCGTCTATTATTTTTTCTGCCATCTTCCTGCCTATCTCAGCACCTTTAGTTCTTTCCTGTGCAGAAACTTTTGCAATACCTGCTCCAATCTTAGTTCCTTCTTTTAATAGATCAGTCTCTAATTTTATCCTTTCTAGTTCATCTTTCATTCTAGCTTTTTCTAAATCAGCAGCAATACGTGCTTCATCAGTAGTAGCCTTAGATTCTTGGGTAGCTGCCTTAATAGCTAATTCTTCACGTTGTAATTGTAGAACTGGATCGTCTTGTTGTTCTTGATATTCTTCTTGTTGTGCTTGTTGCTGATTTTTACCTAGTAATTGTTGTGCTGCTGCTGCAACTAATGATGACAACCTAGATTCGATCTCTGGTGGTAAAGGCTCGCCTATAGGTGGTAACTCTGTACCTAACTCTTGCTCTATTTGTTTCCTATATTCAAATCCTAAGTGTTCTGTTATGTGCGCTCCCAACGCTGCTTGCATAGCATCAGCATTTGGAGCCTGTGCTGCTAATTCTTGTATCTTAGGGTCCTGTACCATAGACATATGCACTGTTATATGCGCTGTTTGGTCTTGATATTCAAAGGCTTTAACCGGTTTTCCGTTCAATATGTTCATATTTTCGGTTACAGGGTCTAATGCCTTAATATCATCCTCTAATGGGACTATATCTTGTGGGTCACGTATGCCTAATACCTCTAACATCTGCCTATGTAGCTTCGGCATGTCGTACATTTGGGGTGCAGTCTGCGCTAACTGCAAAGCAGCCTGATATTGCATGATTCTTTGCGCCATTGTTGCTGCATTTGGGTCCGAAACCGGAATTACGTCTATCCTTTCGTCAAAATCACTACCTTTTATGGCTGGATCACCATCAATTTCGTATTCATACTCTGCTGGCATGTAAACTTTGATAATATCCGACAAAATCCTTAATTCTTGGCGCATTGAAGCATGTAACCTAGCTTGAATGGCTCCCATTACCTTCATATTGCGCTCTAATAGGGCTAATGTAGTGCCAACTGGAGCCTGATTGTTCATATCTGAAATTTTTAGGTCGGTAATAGAGGCAAACCTTCGCCCTTCTTCCACGATATTCCCTAATAATTGGTATAAAGTAGCAGAAGGCTCCTTATAGGGAAGGAACTGTATGTTATCTCGGATACTTCCACCCGGAATGTCCACGTCTCTGAACTCACCCGGATATATTGGAGTGTCATCACCCTTTATTCTTAGTCCTCTGGTCTTTAAGCCACCCGGAAGGTTGGATAAAGTACCTGCATCAACGAGTTGTCGTAGCAAAGAGGTAGCTGATTTAGCTAATCCACCTACCATATGTATTAATCCGAAGCCATAGAAGCCTAATCCCGGCATATACTTGTAATGAACAAAGTGTTGCCTACGTTGTTTTAAAGGATCGGACTCTAAGTAGTTACGTCTAACAGCTAAAACTTCTCCCGAACCCTGATCTACAGTTACAACATAAGGTAAGGCTATTCCAGTTTCTTTGCCTTCTTTTTTATCTTCAAAACCTTTCAGGTCTAAATCCACATGCATTTCCAGTAAAGTGTGTAAACCATCTTTGCTATAAGAATTTAATTCATAATCATAATTAGGACTATCACCAGCAAGTTCATTGTATTTTTGTTTTATTCTATCCGTACCAACACTTGTCTGTGGTAACTCAACATCACGATAAAAATCTGCGTATTGTAATTTCAAAATATCATTTAATGTCATTCTCATAACGTGGGTAGCACGTGCAGCAGTTCTTAAATCAGACGCACCATAACTGACCACAAAATCTTCAGCCGGAATAAACATGGAACATGGTCTTTGCATATTCACATCCCAATAAATCTTTTTAAATGCAGAACCGGCTAATGGTAAACTGAATAACATATTTTCAGATTCATTACGATACTCAGTCATATCTTCTGTTAGAAGATAATTCATATAGTTTTCAACCCGTCTTGCTTGTGCTTCTTTTTCCTCAGTCATCTTACCAATGATATTTGTCCTTACTGGACCGGAAGCCGGAAATATTTCTGTGATGGCTTGTGACTGAAAACGTACAACGGCTTCTGCAAGTAACGGGTGATACACTCCACACGCACCACTCCAAGGCTCAGTTCTTTCTTCGATCTTTAATCCAAGATTATCTAAACCTTCAACATAAGTTCTTTCCCAATCACCCCGTGAATCTTTATCCGCTTCATAAGCACCAACTAATTCATTAGCTATAAAACGTAAATCTTTATCATCTAAATGTTCAGCTAGGTTTGCTTCAAATGGAATTTGTTCATCCATAGCGGAAGGATCAAAATCAATGACCATTCCCCCATCTTCTGTTTCTATTGCAACCGCTTCTGGGTTTACAATAGTAATGTCAACATCTTCTTTTGCCATGTCAAATTAGTTTAACTTTGTTAATAATATTTAGCAATCTTATCACTGTAGGTATCCTCATCAGCTGCATCATGGTCTAAAGTTATAAAGCCACCCTGCCTAAAACGTAGTAAAGCTTGTGTAGATGAATCCACCAAGTCATCATGGTCCCCTACCGGAAACGAAGCAAATTGTTCTATTACTTCTTCTGCCCATCTTTTCTTCGGATACCAAACTGAACCCGATGCAAATAAATCTGCAACAGCGTTTACACGTGCTATCTTATCATTTCCTCTAGACGGAGTGAAATCTTGAACAGGTATTCCCATTCTTCTTAATTCAAATATCAAAGGAGAACCAGCAGCTTTCGCTTCAACAATACATGCATCCGGCATCCATTGTTTATATTCTTCAAAGGCTCTACGCTTTAATTCAGGAAATTCCATACGCTCTTGAAATGCATCCAATAAAATAACTTGTGGTGCTAAGTAGCCTTCATCATTCTCAGCATAAAATACTCCCCAAGTAGTACACGCTGAGTAGTCAGCCCGTTGGGTTTTAAGAAATGCAGTATCCCATGATTGAATTAAGAATTCACATCTAGGTGGATTTTTATCTTTCCATTCCATCCACCACTCTCTTTTAACAATCGCACTTTCTTCGGAAACAGGATTCTGTTGATATTGTGCTTCCCAATGTGCTACGGGTAAAGTTGCCTTAATCTTTTCTAATTCATCTAGTTCCCAAAATTCCTCCCATAAACTTCTGCCTGATGGCAAGATAGCAGGAAGTTCAATTACTTCCCATTCATCACTTCCGTCTCTGGTAGACATATCTTTTAAGATAGAACCACATAAATCTTTTTTACCCCAACGAGTCATTACAATGATAATTGCACCACCCGGCTGTAGTCTTTGTCGTGGACCACTCAAATACCATTCATAGGTATTTTCAAAAATTTTTGGATCAGCCGATTGACCTTGTTGTTCTGAATGTGGGTCGTCAATGATCAGCAAGTCAGCACCACGACCTGTTACCGCACCCCCTACACCAATGGAAAAGTATTCTCCGCCACCTGATATATCAAATCTACCTGCTGCCTTACTGTCGAGATTTAAAGTCACTTCTGGAAATACGCCTTGGTATTCCTCGCTATCTATTAAGTTACGCACCATACGCCCAAACCTTAACGACAGTTCCGCAGTATGCGAAGCCATAATGATTTTCTTATCGGGTTCCTTCCCGACTATCCAAGCCGGTAGTAACCATGAAGTTAATTGAGACTTACCAAAACGGGGTGGCATGTTTATCATCAAGCGTTTACATTCACCTTTAGCAACCCGTTCAAATGCTTCCGCCATTTGTCGGTGATGCGCACCGCACATGAACTCGGACCAGACCGATTCACAGAAATTAAGAAAACTACCCTGAGACTGTTCACGTCTAACTGCGGCTTCCAAATCACCCATCAACTTGTCCAACTGACTGCGTTGACGTTTATCCAGTACAGCAAGGCGGTCATCCGTCAAGCTTTCCATGATTAATTCTAATTGATCTTTAGAGACACTCATCTATATATAGTATTGTCAACCATGTTAAAACACAATATACTGTGTTGCAAGGGTATCTCCAGATAGGGCTGTCTTACACTCTCAACAAATCCAGTCCACACCCTAAGAGTCGTTTCTATTACGCAGAGACGGCTCTTTTATTTTAGGACCTCAAGACCCGAAGGTGAAGGAATCGCTAACCGAAAGCATACCGATAGGTATGCCATGTTTAGCTTATTCTTCTAGGGGAGAGTAATAAGTATAAAGCAACTAAGTAAACCAATGTGAATAAAAGTTTACTATTTTTTTGGTGCATTATTTTTTCTACGATTAGGATTCCTTACCCGTTTCTATTTAAACAGGGGGTAGGGGGGTTGT